AGGAACAGCTAGAACGTATATCGCGAATCGAGTGGAGGCTTGACGAGCATGACGAAGAACTAAAAGAACTCAAAGACACTTCTAAAGACCTCCGAACCTCACTAGAAGAAATTAGAAAAACTTTATTTCAAATTAAGTGGATAGCTATTGGTGGTGGTCTTGTATTTATAGCAGATAATATTGGAATTATGCAAGCACTTAAAATGGGCATGGGGGTAATGTAATGATACCAGCAGCGATAAGTATAGTCGGTAATGTTCTTGACAAGTTTGTCGAGGATAAAGACTTGAAGATGAAGTTAGAGCATGAATTAAAGAATAGTCTTAATGAAGCTAATCTTGCTCAGATATCAGTAAATAAAACAGAAGCCCAACATCACAGTATATTTGTCGCTGGTTGGCGACCTGCGATTGGCTGGGTAGCTGCTATAGGTTTTGCATATACGTTTGTATTACAGCCATTCTTACAATGGATAATGATAATGCAGGGTGTCGAAGGTACACTACCAGAAATAAATACAGAAATTCTATTTGAGCTAGTGATTGCTATGTTAGGTATGGCAGGTCTTAGGTCATTTGAGAAACTTAATGGAGTGAGTAGAAGATGAACTTTAAATACTTTAAGTATGAAGATTTTGACTGCCAAGAAACGGGCGAAAACAGAATGGACGAAAACTTTATCCATAAACTAGACGAGCTACGAGAAGCCTGTGGGTTTCCTTTTATTATTACGTCAGGTTATAGGTCACCTTCCCATTCTCTAGAGACACGTAAAAAGAAAGCAGGTCAGCATACTAAAGGTGTTGCAGCCGATATCCGTATTACTAACGTTATCGACAGATTTAAGATAGCACGCCTAGCGTTTGAGCTAGGGTTTACAGGGATAGGAATCGCAAAGACTTTTGTCCATGTAGATATGCGTAGAACTGAACCAATGATGTGGAGTTACTAATGGAAAAAGAGATGTTAGATGAGCTACACAAAGTTGTGGCTATCGAATTACTAAACCGAGTAAAATCAGGAGAAGCTACAGCGTCTGAACTCTCAGTAGCTGTAAAGTTTCTAAAAGATAACAACGCAAGCCTTGATGTAATTACAGCAGAGTCTCCTCTGGCTGCTTTACTAGAGCAGTTACCATTTGAGGAAGCCCACTAATGAGTGTAGCAAAGAAAAGAAATCCTGCTAAATGGGCTGCTGCAAAAGCTAGGGCAAGAGCTAAGATGGGTGGTAAGCACTCAGCACGTGCTATGCAGTTAGCTGTGAAATATTACAAAGGCTCTGGTGGTACGTATAAAGGTAAGAAGCCTTCTGCTGCTACTAACAAACTCAAGAAGTGGGGCAAAGAAGATTGGGGTACAAAATCAGGTAAACCCAGTACAGTTGGTAAAGGGGCTACAGGTGAGCGTTACTTACCCAAAGCTGCCCGTAATGCTTTGTCATCTAGAGAGTACGCTGCGACATCAGCTAAGAAACGAAAAGATACAAAAGCTGGTAAGCAATTCAGTAGACAACCACTAAAGATTCGTAACAAAACTGCAAGATATAGGAGATAATAAAATGCCACAAGTAGGTAAAAAACATTTTTCATATGACAAGAAGGGTATGAAAGCAGCTAAGAAACATGCCAAGAAAACCAAGATGCCTATGAAAAACATGAAGATAAAAGGTAATTACTAATGGCACAGGGTAAGTTTGACCATCTGAAAGTAAACCAACCAGTAAGAACACCGAGTCACGCTACTAAATCCCACATGGTTAAAGTAAGTGAAGGTGGACGTACCCGTATTATACGGTTTGGTCAGAAAGGTGCTAAGACTGCTGGTAAGCCTCAAGCAGGTGAGTCAAGAGCTACTAAGATGAAACGTAAGTCCTTCAAGGCTAGACATCGTAAAAATATAGCTAAGGGTCAATCATCAGCAGCTTACTGGGCTAACAAGGTAAAATGGTAATGGCTAAATCAAGAAACTATAAACGCGAGTATAATGAATATCATAAGCGTCCCGAACAGCGTAGACGCAACGATGCTAGAAAACAATCTAGACGTAACATGGTAAAGATATATGGTAAAGCGGCACTTAACGGTAAAGACATAGACCATAAAGACCGTAATCCACTTAACAAATCTCGTAGTAATTTACGTATCCAGTCCATCAGGGCGAACAGGAGTCGAAACGGAAAATGAATAATGAGCTTCCAGAACAATTAAAAGACTTTAGAAACTTTCTATTTATTGTCTGGAAGCATCTGAACCTACCAGAACCTACTCCGATACAATATGATATAGCTGATTACATTCAGAACAGCCCTAAACGAGCAATCGTTGAGGCTTTCCGAGGTGTGGGTAAGAGCTACGTTACAGCCGCTTTTGTAGTGCATCAGTTGCTTCTAGACCCACAGAAAAAGTTTATGGTAGTCTCAGCCTCCAAAGCGCGTGCTGATGACTTCTCTACGTTTACGCAAAGACTCATCTTAGAGCTACCACTCTGCCAACACCTAATAGCAGACGAAGGACAAAGATGGTCGAAGATAGCGTTTGACGTAAGACCAGCCAAAGCGTCTGGTAGTGCCTCTGTCAAATCTGTAGGCATAACTGGACAGCTTACTGGCAGTCGCGCAGACATCATTATTGCTGATGATATCGAAGTACCTAATAACTCTATGACTCAGATGATGCGTGAGAAGCTCTCAGAGAGCGTCAAGGAGTTTGATGCGGTACTCAAGCCTAATGGTAAGATAATCTATCTGGGAACTCCCCAGTGTGAGATGAGCCTTTATAACGCTCTAACAGAACGTGGATACAAGATGAGGGTTTGGACAGCCCGTTACCCTGCTCTAGAAACGATTGAGAAGGCGTATGGGAGACGTTTAGCCCCTAAGATATACTCTGAGATAGAGTCAGCACAAGAAGACATTACAGGGCGTCCTACAGACCCTAAGAGATTCTCTGATGAAGACCTTATGGAACGTGAGCTATCTTATGGACGTACAGGTTTTGCACTACAGTTTATGCTTGATACGTCACTCAGTGATGGTGACAGATACCCATTAAAACTGTCAGACCTTATGATTATGTCATGTGACGTTGATAAAGCCCCTGAGAAGCCCCTGTATGGCATTATGAAGCCCATTAAAGAGATACCTAACGTAGGACTAGCAGGAGATAAGTTTTACGCCCCAGAGGACACTCTAGGCTCTTACGTGGACTACACAGGCTCTGTCTTAGTTATTGACCCATCTGGTCGAGGCTCGGATGAAACTGCGTATGCTATCGTTAAGATGCTCAATGGCTACCTATATGTCCCTGATTGTGGTGGGCTAGAGGGTGGATACTCTGAGGATACTTTGAAGAGTATAGCGCATCTGGCGAAGACTCACAAGGTAAATATGGTACTCATTGAGAGTAACTTTGGTGACGGTATGTTTACAGAGCTACTAAAGCCTATATTAAAGAAGATATACCCTGTGGCGACTGAAGAGGTACGACACAGCAAACAGAAAGAGTTACGTATTATTGACACACTAGAGCCTGTAATGAATCAGCATAGGCTCTTAATAGACCCTAAAGTAATCCAGAAAGACTACGATAGTGTCCAGCATTTACCCCCTGAGAAGGCTCAGAAGTATATGTTGGTCTATCAGATGACTCGTATAACAAAGCAACGAGGTGCATTAGCGCATGACGATAGACTAGATGCCCTAGCAATGGGTGTTGCCTATTGGGTAGAACAGATGGCGGCTGATGTGGATATGGAGATGCAGCAAAGACAAGAACAGATGCTTATGGATGAACTTGATAAGTTTGTCAATGGCTTCAATGTACTTAACAAGAAAAGAGGAAATACATGGATAACATAGAAATAGATGACTGTCCCTTAGTCAAAGTTACTTGGCAGGATGCTTATGATATGCCTGATGGCTGGGCAGAGCCTGATGAGATACTTAGCTGGGAGTGTGCTACATGCACTGATGTTGGTTACTTAGTGTACACTGATGAGCAACGGGTAACTATTATGGGTTCTTGGAATGGTGACCAAGGAGGTCGTGTTACTTCAATACCTGCTGATTGGGTACAGAAGTTAGAGTACCTAGAATCAGTAAGTTATTAAAACACCCCCTATTGGTCTATCCCTAGGGTTCATATACCTATAGAGTATACCTCGTGTTAAATTAGAATACTTACATAACAAACAGAGAAACTACATGAATTGTTGTAGAATAATAGAGACAATGTTATTTGTACTGATACTAGCTGGTACATTTAGACTAATCATCCACTTTTTTTCTTAAGGAGATTCAATGAAGAAGTTATTAATTAATATTAGATATCTTCTAGCTCCAACCTTCATAGCAGCAGCCCTAGCAGGTGTACTAGCTGGTAATGGTTGGGAATGGGCAGGAGTAGCCCTACTAGGTTTAGGTATCATTGTAGACACCCTAGTTACCGCTAAGACTAAAGGTGCAGGTTTTGATGAAGATGGTAACACTAATGGTGCTGCATGGTTTCAGAATGCCGTAATGTACAGCATGTTTGGACTGTTTGTACTACTCCAACTAGCTCTAGGACTACAAGTCTATGAGTATATGGCTGGTAATATTTCAGGTGTTAGCTTAATAGGAGCTACACTATCTACTGGTATCTTCCTAGGTATCGGTATTATCTACGGGCATGAACTAGCTCACACTAAGGGCTTTAGTTTTCTCATAGCTCGTTGGATGATGGCACTATCAGGTAAAGCACACTTCTGCTACGCCCATGTGTACAATCATCACTTAGAACTAGGACATCAGGACGACCCTGCGACATCGCCAAGAGGACGTACCCTGTATCGCCACTACCCACTATCAGGTATTGGTCAGAGTAAGTTTTTGTTCTTGATGGAAAAGCAACGCTTAGAGCGTCTAGGTAAGCCCTTCCTGAGCTTAGGTAACAGATGGATTAGCGGATACATGATGAGTCTTCCGACTATCTTTCTATTCTGGTTTGTAGGCGGGTTCGTAGGCTTAGGCGTTCTAGCTGCTATCTGGTTTATCTCTAACTTTGAACTAGAGACTTTAAACTATTTAGAGCATTACGGTCTGTACCGTGAGAAAGGACAACCAATTGACTATCGTCATTCGTGGGATAACTCTACAGCTTTCTCTAGCTGGTTCTTTATTGAGATTGGTAGACAAGCTGACCACCACGACAGAGGTGAAACACACTTCTGGGAGCTTGATGAAGTCGGTGCGCCTAACTGCGGTAGAGGATACTTTACACTGTTTGCCTTATGTTTAATGCCACCTATCTGGTTTAACTACGTAAATGAGAAGTTAGCCGTATGGGACGCTGAAATGGCATCTGAGGGTGAACTCAAGATTGCGGAGGTTATCAAGTGAAAATAGCTATCATCGT